ATTATTAACTGGATATAGTGTATATTGTGGTTGACAAATTACAATAGATATAGTATAATGTAGAAAAGGTGGTGAGGTAATGGCGGTATCAGAAGCCAAGAAGAAAGCAAATGCAAAATGGAACGCAGAAAATCTCGAAAAAATACAGTTTTATGCTCCAAAGGGGTTTAATCAGATGATAAATGACCGAGCAAAAGAGCTTGGTTTATCAAAAGCAGGATATCTCAAAAAGGTTATCACTGATGAGATAAAATCCGCAGAGGACAGCCACATTGTAATAAAGACACATACAGACGAGGGGTGAGAGTATGGAAGAAATATTCACGGCGTTGGACGCTATGACGTCAATGGGCGTTGTTATACTTATCGTGAAAATAGTCATTGTGATACTGTTAATATGTGCCATATTTGAAACAGCAGGCAACAGCAAAGCGATAAGACGAGAAGAAGAAAAGCAGACGGAATTATTAAGACAGATACAGCAGAACACAGTTAATAGCAATCTGCTGATGATTAACAACAAAGATAACAACAACTCGCAGTGAGCCTCACGGCAACCACTGCGAGTTGTTTCATTACCAAGCATTTTTCCGCTTGCGAATAGATTTCTTTTGCTTTCGGTCAAGTGGCTGTGTATTAGGCTCTATGCCCTCACGATTGGCGATTATTTCTTCATCGGACAAATACTCTTTTTGTAACATATTCGTGACAAGCTGTGATGTATCGTAGAGTTGACGGCGTTTATTTGTCTGTAAGTATGTGCGGTTATACATCTGAGCAGGCGTATAAGCCTTATTTTCTGAATAGAGTTCATATTCCTCAATGTCATATGTGTAACCTGTCTGTATACGGCAGAATGGGTGCTTGAAGTGCGTATGGCAAGCGGTCACGTCTGCGGTGATGTCCCTTATTTGTTTATCTAAGAGGTTAAATCTCTGCACTGTTGCATATATCATCATACGCCGTTTACGGCATTGGCAAAGGTGCTGAAATAACGGTTTAGGAACGGCACATTTACCGCCCGAAAAGTCACGGCTATTGAATATAGTGCCTATCTCGTCTATCAAAACAAGCGTGTTTTTAGGGGCGTTGAGGATATCTTGTGCAGTGTTCAAGGGGATTATCTTAGTATAATCGGGAAAGTTTTTGATATTAATGTTTGTTAAAATGTGCAACTGCGGATATTTGCGACAGAGTTTATAAGCTTCGGCGACCATGAGAGAAGTTTTTCCAGCACCGAATTTACCGACAAAAAGGTGTATACCCCAACCGTTGAAAATCTTCGACCAATTGAAATAAAAGCTTGTAACCTTATCATATGCGAGATACGCCGCCAGTGAAGGCAGGCGTATGAAGTAATCAAAAAGGACCATTTATTTATCACCCCAATTAAAAATAAAATAAAGTATAACAGAGATAATATACAAAGCAAGAATAGTAAACAAGGTTATCACCTCCGAGGATTGAAAAAGCGAATCATAGCATTGTAAAGCATTTTCCAAAGCAGGAAAAGCATTAAGCAAGCGAACACAAATTCAATGCAAAGCACACCGAATTGCTTCCACGTTTTAATAACATCAATAGCGGCTAAGTCACAGCCAAGAAGCTTTAAAAGCTGATAGCAGGCATTTTGAACATCATATAGCAAATTTACCACCCCTCTTTCTCAGGCTCTTGCTTGTCGCTCTGCGGCGTGTTCTGTGGCTGTTCAGCCGATTGCTTTTTTAACTCCTGTTCTTCGTATAGTGCTTCTATAAGCCGTTTACGAGGGAGCGACAAGTCTTTATCAGATTTAAAGGCGTGCAAGTCCATAAAGAACGCCACCACGCCGAGAACTGCACTGATAGCAAGAATTACTATCAGTGACAGGACAAATAATTTTAATATTGCAACCATTTTAACAACTCCTTATGTATTGTGGAAAAGATACTGCAACAGGGCAATAGAGCAGGATATAACAAACAATCCAATAATCATTGCACCTACTGTAAAGCTAAATTCACCGAAACGAATACGCAAGCACATCAAGTGTTGTATTGATACAAACAGCGACTTCATAAGTGAAAACCAATCCATTTTGCACCCCCTATTTCAAAACCCATTTAACAACGCAAATTGCTAACATGACAACAAAGAAAGAGATCAGGATAGTTAAGAACGTTGTAGGCAAAATGCCAACACTAGCGGTTAAGAACTTGAAGAAATCGGACGAGCCGTCAAACACTGATTTAATGCTGTCAAGTCCGAAATCGACAGAACCGAAATTTTTATCAAGATTTTTTTGTTCCTCATACTTCTCGAAATCGTCAGGAGCAAGACCGCTTTCTCCGTTTTTATCCATATCATAATCATACATATAATCAGGAGTCAACTTCTTATCAAGGTAATCAGTAAACGGCTTGTTTGTATCCATTTCAGCACCATTCTTGAAGATTTTCGGCTTATATTCAGGATAATCTTTATAATTAAATGCCGTTGACGTTACACAATAGTAATCAGGCATTACAACGTCTGTTCCCTCGCCTGTTTCGGGGTCAGCATTTACTGTTACAATCTGCTTTGTATTCAAAGAACCTTGATTGCACAAATAACCTTGATTGTCAAGGTCAAAGTAATCAGGAGTAGGAACTGAAAGAGAGGTCAAGCGACCATATACCACGATATAAAGCTTTGTATCGGCTGTGAACTGTGAACTATCAAGATTTTCAAGATTGATAGTAACATTCTTGACAGAGCCACCCTTACCAATAATGTAACCTGCATTTATGCCCTCTGCCTTTATCCATTCTGCAGGCTCTTTATTGTCGTCCGTAACATCATCAACAACGCCGCTTGTAGTATACATATATTTGCCATAGTCCAAAGAAGTATAAACAGCGTTTTTAACGCTTTCTTCATAAGACGACTTTTCAGGCGGGGAAGTAGTAATATAACATACAAATTCATATGTATAATCTTTAAGTTCATCATAGCTGTCACGGAGTTTTAAAAATTCGTCCGTTAGTGTGACACGGACGTTAAGACCATTGCTTTCAATTTCCTGTCCGTCATTACTTGCACCCGGAGCGACAAGAGTTCCCTTGCGGCTCATGCCCTCAGAGAGAGCAGGGGAATAATCGACAATAAAGGGAACTGGTGGGGCGTTAGGGTCAACAGGTGTAACATCAATGCCGTTATTAGTAATTTTCATATTTGTATCAATTATATGCCATGAATACTTTGAGGAACTATCATCAATAAAAAATTCTTGATTTCCGTCGAAAGTTGTAGATGTTGATTGAGATATAGAAATAGTATATCTATCATAATCGTCCCACTTTGAAGAGTCATATTTATACATATCACAATAAATATCAGGTACATAATGTTCAAACGAATATTTGCCATTAGTAAGATTAATAGAATTATTTGGAAACGAAATTAATTTAACATTGATAGCATAATCATTAGGATAAGACCAAACAGCAATGTAATTTTTGTCGTCAAGTGTGCCACCTTTTTCAACAATCTGTTGTTTCATGTATGAAATAGCTTGCCGAATATTTGTCATATTATTATCAGTCGTGCCAATATCCTCAGCAAACGCAGGAACGGCACAGAGTATCATCAATACCATAGCGGAGAGGATTGACAAAAGCCGCCGAAGTTTTGTTTTCATATTTTTTTCTCCTTTCTAAAATAATCAACAAGATGACAAACAGAAAAAATAAGATGATGTATAATAAACTCCAAAAGAAAAGACAAAGTAAATCCAAATAAAGCAGTTTGTTTAGGTGTAGTAAAGGGATATGAAATTATACTATTAAAAGTAATTACATGAAAAACTATAAAGGGGGCAATGAAAAGCCAAGTATCAAGCATACAAAACATAAAGTTAATTATATGAAATAGTTTTCTATTCATGTACCACGGAACACTTGACAGGTCATTTTTAGATACTGTATCAACATTTTTCATTTTGTTTTCTCCTATCGATAAAAAATAGAGGACGGAGCAGAAGCTCCGCCCCCAAGCGGTTGTACACGAAATTAAGCCTTGCCCTTTGTAAGCTTACGGATAACGCCGATTGCAACGCCGAGGAGCGATGCACCTACAAAGACCATAACAAGCGGATTGCCTGTCATAATAGTCCAGACCTGAGACACAAGGTCAGTAATAGTTGTTACACCCGAAGTAATAGCGGTTGTTTCACCTGTGAGAACTGTAATAGGCATATTCTTTAATCTCCTTTCTTACTTGATTATGTCTATACTTTCAACAACGAGTTTTTCAACACCGCCGAAAGTACGAACGCCATAGTTTATATTTATTTTGCTATCTATCATAGCCGCAGAGTTTGGAAAAACCTCTTGCAGGATAGACGGCGAAACTTTAGCGGTATGGACTTCATAACCTGTTACGCTATCGTCCTTGCTTTCCTTTAGGCAGAACAACGAAAAATTTTCCCATTTTTTGCCCGTAGCCTTGATAACGCCGCTATTTTTCTTGAAACCTTTTACAATATACATCTTGCATACCTCCGTAATTAATTAATAATTTGTTGTAGTTCTCTTGACTACAGTTATATTATATAACATTAGGTAAACGGCGTAAATGCTTGTAATATTTCTTGTCAATGTATAATTTGTTAAAATACCGCACTAACAAACTAAACTTTTTGTAATATTTCTATGCACAATAAAACCGCCGATATTTAAGCAAAATACGGCGGTTTTTCTCCTAAAATTTTCTATCTGTGTTTGGGGTGGTAGAGGTCGCCTGTTCAAATCAGGTCACTCCGACCAATATGTAAAAACGGCTTTCCGCTATTGTGGAGAGCCGTTTTAGTTGTCAAAATATTCTAATACAAAAAAGCTCCGAAATGATCGGAGCTTTTGGTTTTATATTACATCTTCGCAAGCTTTGCAAATTCTACTTTCAGTGCAGGATAGATCTCTGTGTAAAGCTTGTAGTATTTCTCATACTCAGGTACTCGCTCTGCTTCAGGCTGCTGTACCTTGTCGGTCTTTACTACTGCCTTACAAGCTTCCGGTACTGATGAGTAAATGCCTGCGCCTGTTGCTGCAAGAAGTGCTACGCCAAGGGCTGGGCCTTCCTTTGATGAAGCTGTTTTTACAGGGCAGTTGTAAAGATCTGCGAGCATTGATCTCCACAGCGGTGAGCTTCCGCCGCCTCCGCAAGCCATCATGTCGGATACGTTGATATCCATTTCTCTGAATACCTCAACGCAATCTCTCAGGGAGTATGATACGCCCTCCATTACTGCTCTCAGCATATCACGCTTTGTGTGCATTGCGGAAAGTCCGAAGAATACTCCTCTTGCGTCAGGGTCAAGATGCGGTGTTCTTTCGCCCATGAGATATGGCAGATAGAGAAGTCTGTTTGCACCAACAGGCACTTTCTCTGCTTCTTTATCCATGAGATAATATTCGTCAACGCCCATGCACTTTGCTGTTTCTTTCTCTGCATTGCAGAAATTATCCCTGAACCATTTCAGCGAAAGTCCTGCGCCTTGTGTAACACCCATAACGTGCCATGCGTTCGGTACTGCTGCACAGCAGGTGTGAACTCTGCCCTTTGGGTCGATAGAGATAGAAGAAGTGTGTGCAAATACGACGCCTGATGTTCCGATAGTTGTGAACGCCTTACCGTCCTCTGCAACGCCTGTTCCGATAGCCGCAGCGGCATTGTCGCCTGCTCCGCCTACTACTATAGTACCCTCTTTAAGTCCTGTAAGCTCAGCCATTTTCTTTGTGACCTTGCCTGTTACCTCGCATGACTCGTACACCTTGCCCAGCATTGACATATCAATGCCAAGCGTATCGCAGACTTCCTTTGACCAGCAGCGGTTTGGCACGTCAAGAAGCTGCATACCGCTTGCGTCGGAAACCTCTGTTGCATATTCGCCTGTGAGGATAAATCTCAGATAGTCCTTTGGAAGAAGAATGTGTCTGCACTTTTCATATATATCAGGCTCGTTGTTCTTTACCCAAAGGATTTTCGCAGCCGTCCAGCCTGTGAGGGCAGGGTTTGCTGTTATCTTGATGAGCTTTTCTCTGCCTAGCTTTTCGTTCATTTCTTCAACTTCTGCGGCAGTTCTCTGATCGCACCATATTATGGACTTTCTAAGCACGTTGTTGTCCTTATCCAGCATAACAAGTCCGTGCATCTGTCCAGAGATACCAACACCTGCAACGTCCTCTTTATTTACGCCGCTTTTGGTCATAACAGCCTTGATAGTGTTTATCATTGCGTTTGCCCAGTCAGCAGGGTCCTGTTCTGCATAGCCATTTTTAGGCTGATACATAGGATATTCAATAGTTACAGAAGAAATAACAGTGCCCTTTTCGTCAAAAAGCACCGTCTTAGTGCCACTTGTGCCGCAGTCTACGCCGATTACATAAGCCATATTTTTTTACTCCTTTATAATATGTATAGTATCATTTGTGTTCATTAAAACGATTACATTAATTATACAATATTTCTCTCTGAAATGCAATACCCATAAAACGTTTTCGCAAAATTTATCTGCACATAAAAACAGGACGGTGGGGCTGCCGTCCTGTAAATTTGTTGAAAAAGCTGGTGAGTGGGCGGGACGTCGAGGGCGCCGTCCCCTACAAAACAACGTGTCTGTGTTATTGACAGGATACGGCTCGATATCGTCCATTTAAAGTCTAGTCTGCTTTCTCAAGCACAAAGAATGTGCTGTTGTTTTCACTTTTCATTTCCTTTATAGCCCAGCCTGCCGCGATCAGACTGTTGAGCTTTTCAACTCGCTGAAATCTGTCCATATCCGGGGCTTTTCCATCATGGGCTTTGTCCTCATTTCTTGAAACATAAAATATCTTTTGCATATATATCCTCTTTCCCTGAGAGTGACAATTGTTCCCCGATTTTTTTACAACTGTCGCATTTTATTGATTACATTATACTACACAAATATGGAGATTTCAAGGAATACCAAAAATTTTAACCTCTTTTTAACGCTTTAGTATTATTCTGATTTTTCATGCTTTTCAGTGCTTATTATATATAACGGCATAGGTAAGGTGAAAAAATGCACGTTTTCAGGGCTGATTTATGTGCTGATATGTACAAAAACTTATGACGAGTGAGTATTTTTACTGTCTCTTATACACATCTGACGCTGCCGACGAGCGATCTAGTGTAG